AAGACGGCATACGAGATTCCTCTACGTCTCGTGGGCTCGGAGATGTGTATAAGAGACAGGAGAACTGTTTGAGAGTGAGAGGGCTGAGCTTGAGGATCGACTACAGAAGAAGGTGCGTCAGATTATGGGAGACACACCCGTCAGTCTCACCAGTAATGAGCAGATGTCTCAGGTAATATTCTCACGCCGCATGGTTAACAAGAAAGAGTGGGTTGATCTGTTCGAGTTCACATCTACTGTTGATGAGTATAAGGATGCAGTGAAAGCAAACTCTAAGCCTGTCTATCGTACAAAAGCTTTTACTTGCCCTACCTGTGAGGGACAGGGTAAGACATACAAGACAAAGAAAGATGGTACACGTTTCGCTAAGCCTAACAAGTGTAAGGACTGTGACACACGTGGGTTCCAGCTAACAGAGACACAGCAGATTGCTGGCCTACGGTTTAGTGCACCTAACAAGAGTTGGGTAAGTGCCAACGGTTTTAGCACCAGCAAGGAGAACCTTGAGGTGTTAGCTGCTACTGCAAGAAACAATAACATGAGTGAGGCGGAGGACTTTCTCAACGATCTTAAACGTCTGTCTGCTATCAGTAGCTACCTAAGTTCCTTTGTTGAGGGCATAGCTAACTTCACTAAGCATGATGGGTTCCTGCACGTAGCTCTTACCCAGCATATCACAGCGACAGGACGATTCAGTGGACGCAATCCTAACATGCAGAACATGCCACGGGGTGGTACGTTTCCTGTTAAGCGTGTGTTTGTGTCACGCTGGCAGGGTGGTAAGATCATGGAGGCTGACTTTGCCCAGCTTGAGTTTCGCACGGCTGCATTCCTAGCCCAAGATGAGAAAGCTATGGAAGAGATTGCTACAGGCTTTGACGTACACTCTTACACAGCACAGGTTATCACAGATGCAGGACAGAAGACATCTCGCCAGGATGCTAAGGCCCATACGTTCGCACCTCTCTTTGGGGCTACAGGTTATGGTAGATCCAAGGCGGAGGCTGCATACTACAAACACTTTGTTGAGAAGTACGAGGGCATAGCTGCGTGGCACAAGAAGCTAGGTGATGAGGCAATGCGCTTTATGAAGATAACTAATGTGTCAGGCAGGCAGTATGCTTTCCCTGATGTAAGACGCAGGGACAATGGTATGCCAAGCCACTTTACCATGATAAAGAACTATCCGGTGCAAGGCTTTGCTACTGGTGATGTTGTACCTGTAGTACTTAACAGACTTCACGAATTGTTACAGCCTTTACATTCTTGCGTTGTTAACTCAGTGCATGACAGTATGGTTGTTGATGTACACCCTGATGAAGAACGCGAAGTACTTGCTATCATTGACCAACTAAACACAGGTATCAATGATCTTGTCGAACAGACATACAACGTAACGATGAATGTACCTCTACTACTAGAAGCAAAAATCGGCCCCAACTGGCTTGACACAGTGGACGTATGAGGTATAACTAGGTACTCTTTGACTCTATGAAAAGGATATAGAAATGAGCAATGAACTACAAATCGCTAATGACCGTGGACAATCTATGGCTGAGCTTATGGGTGTGTCGATGTCAGGTGGCGAAGCTACACCAAGTATCGCACGAGTAGGTATGCTACACTCACCTATCATGGGTGAGCTTGAAGTAGGTGGTAAGACTATCAAGACAGAGATAGTACCTATTGGTGCTTTCATCCTCACACGAGGTGATGAAAAGATCTACAGCAACGGGGTAACAGTACGCATCTTTGCCCAGCGTCAACAGTGGCAGCGGTGGAATAGTGAAACAGAAGAGATGGAGAAGTCTGTCTTAGCTAACTCACTCAACGGTGACATGAAGGATAGCATTGGTGGCTTCAACCTTGGGCGTCCCTCTGGTTGGATTGATGACTTCAACGCATTGCCTGAAGCAACCAAACAGATCATCCGTAGTGTTAAGCGTGTGAATGTTTACTACGGTACACTGTCTCTAGACAACCCTATGAATGCTAAGGGTGAAGCACTTGATAGCGCTGACTACCAAGACGTACCCTTTGTCATGGATGTTAAGAACCGTGAATCACTGAAGAGCATCAATGGTGTGATGAGTGTTCTCAAGCGTAAGAACATGTTGCCTATCATGTCTACGATTAAGTTTGAAGGCGTAGAAGATAGCATCCCTACAGGTGCTAAGTTTGGTAAGATCAAAGCATCCTCTGGCGAGAAGGTTGAGTTAGGTGAGGGTGACAACGAGATGTTAAAAGACTTCATCGAACTTGTTGAGTACAGCAACGGTAAGATCTTAGATCTACACCATGAGCGTATGAACAAGGACATGTCATCTGATGATGAGGCTATGGTTGATGACATTCTCAACAACGACTTCATCGAGGTGAGCTAATGAATCATCCAGCAGAATTAGCAATCTACAGTTTCCTGCAGAAAGCTCTAGCTGGTGAGGCAAGCATGACAGAGGCGGTGACCAAACAGGTTGCCGCTGATGTCGAGGCTGCGTTGAACAAACAGTTTAACTCCCCTCCACGTGGAGACTTCCGCCTACGTATGTCAAACATTGGCAAGGCACCCTGTCAGCTGTGGTTTGAGAAGAATGATCCAGAAGATCGTAGACCTTTTCCGCCACACTTCCTGATGAACATGATCCTTGGCGACATCGTTGAGGCTGTGTTCAAGGGACTGCTACGTGCAGTAGGTCAGGAGTTCAAGGACAATGATGTTGTCACACTCAAGCTACCCAACGGTCAGGAGATCAAGGGTGAGTACGACATGGAGATGGATGGTAAGATTGACGATGTTAAGTCTGCCTCTCCTTGGTCATACAAGAATAAGTTTGATAGCTTCGATGCACTCAACAAGGACGATAGCTTTGGCTACGTGGCACAGCTTGTGGGCTACGCAGAGGCCGCTGGAAAGGGTGTAGGTGGTTGGTGGGTAGTCAACAAAGGAAACGGTGAGTTCAAGTATGTAGACGCCTCTGAGGTGGACAAGGAGGAAGTCATCAAGGGCATCCAAGCCACAGTAGACTACATTGAGAATGATGAACCGTTCAAGCGTTGCTATGAGCCAGTACCTGAAACATACTTTAAGAAGCCTAGTGGCAACTTAGTACTCAACTCTAAGTGTCATTGGTGTGACTTCAAGCACAAGTGTTGGGATCTGAAAGAGCTACCCTCTCGTGTGTACAAGGGTAAGAAAGACGCCCCGCTTGTAGAGTATGTACTTGTGGGAGACGGACGTGCCGCGTAAGCACAACAAAAGAACATATCGCAGTGGCCTTGAAGTTGAGGCTGCTGCGTACCTCAAGGATAGGCAGAAGATTGTAGCCTATGAAAAGCTAAAGATAGAGTGGGAGGATCTAAAGTATCGTACATACACGCCAGACTTTGAGCTAGATAATGGTATCATAGTTGAGATGAAGGGCTTATTTTCTGCTGGAGACAGGCGTAAACATGTAGAGATACAGCGACAGCACCCTACACTTGATATTCGTTTTGTGTTTTACAACGCTAATTCAAAGCTTTACAAGGGGGCTAAGAGTAGGTACTGCGATTGGTGTGAACAGAAAGGTTTTATGTGGGCGCACCGCATCATACCGGAAGAGTGGCTCAAAGAAAAAGGTAAGCGTATGAAAGAGCAACGTGTAAAAGTTAAGAGGAGAGAGTGATGCCTTATGAGATTAAACCTGGTGACATCGCTATCATACTACACCCTGTTGTAGAAGAGGGTGAGTGGACAGGTGCTATCAAGTCTGGCTTAGTCTTTGGTGCAGCTGGATCAGAGGATGGCATGAGGGCAGCGTTAGATGAGGCTGTTACTATGGCTTCTGCCCAGCGCTTCTTAGAGATATACCCTGATGCATGGGAAGACTTCTCTGACCTTAGGCATGAAATCCTACAAGAGATGTTCCCTGAGCAATACGCCCAAGCAGAGGCGGAAGAAGAAGAGGAAAGAGGTTACGCTGTAGATGATAATGTTGTAACCCTTAACCGCTGGACAAAGACAGAGGGAAGTGCATGAAAAAGTTCAGTGTTACTTTTGTAGCGTGTGTAGAAGATAACAATAACATATTATCATCATACGAAGATAGCCACGAACAAGACATACATGACTTGATAACTGATGTGATGTATGACGTGGATGATGTAGAGATAGAAAACTTATACGTGAAGGAGCGAGGATGATTACACAAGAAGATATAGATGCGTTTGCTGCTATGGCAGATGTTAACACGCAGGATTATTCCTACTGGGTAGAGGGTAAGATTGTAACAGAAGGTGAGACCCGCTTAGTGGAGAATACACTAGGCTTAGTAGGTGAAGCAGGTGAGGTGGCTGAGAAGATCAAGAAGCTACTGCGTGACAACACCAAGGTCTCATCTGATGACATTATCAAGGAGCTAGGTGACGTTGTGTTCTATGTTACAGCCCTTGCTAATTACTTTAACAGTGACCTCACAGAGGTACTACAAACCAATATGGACAAACTAAACAGCCGTGCAAGACGTGGCGTTATCAAAGGATCAGGTGACAACCGATGAGCAATCAACTACCAACAGACTATCAAGCATTCATTCACAAGTCACGCTACGCCAAGTACTTTGATGGCGAAGGCCGCGAGTCATGGAGTAAGACAGTAAGCCGCTACATGGATAACGTAGTGCGCCGTGTGACAGGTGACAACTCTTACATCAATGACATTGAGCAAGCTATCCTTGGTCAAGAGATCATGCCCTCCATGCGCGCTATGATGACAGCTGGCCCAGCGCTTGATCGTGACAACACTGCAGGCTACAACTGTAGCTACCTACCCGTAGATGACCCTAAGTCCTTCGATGAGGCTATGTACATCCTCCTCTGCGGCACTGGTGTCGGGTTCAGTGTCGAGCGCCAGTTTATCAGCAAGCTCCCAGAAGTGCCTGAGCTCTTCGAGAGTGAGTCTATCGTTGTCGTTAAGGACAGTAAGGAAGGCTGGGCTAAGGGGTTCCGTCAAGTTCTTGCGCTCCTCTGGGCTGGTGAGATTCCTAAGTGGGATGTCTCTCGTGTACGTCCTGCTGGTGCAAGACTTAAAACATTTGGCGGTAGAGCGTCAGGCCCAGCGCCACTCGTAGAACTGTTTAACTTTGCTGTGTCTACCTTCAAGGCGGCACAAGGACGCAAGCTTAGCTCTATGGAATGTCATGACCTGATGTGCTTCATTGGTCAGATCGTTGTTGTAGGTGGCGTGAGACGTTCAGCTATGATCTCTCTGTCTAACCTGAGTGATGACCGTATGCGTCACGCTAAGTCAGGACAGTGGTGGGAAACTGCTGGGCATCGTGCCTTGGCTAACAACTCTGTATCGTACACTGAGAAGCCAGACATGGAAACATTCATGCGTGAGTGGCTTGCACTGGTTGAGTCTAAGTCAGGTGAGCGTGGTATCTTCAATCGTGAGGCATCCAAGAAGCAAGCTGCTAAGTTTGGGCGGCGTGATCCTAACCATGAGTTCGGGACCAACCCGTGTTCGGAAATCATCTTGCGCCCAAATCAGTTTTGCAACCTAACGGAGTGCGTAGTACGTGCTACTGATACTATTGAGGATCTTGAGCGTAAGGTTAAGCTGGCTACCATCTTAGGTACGATCCAGTCTACCATGATTAAGTTCCCTTATCTGCGTAAGGTCTGGCAGAATAACACAGCAGAAGAGCGTTTGCTTGGTGTGTCTATGACAGGCATCATGGACAACCCTCTTATGACAAACAAGAACAAAGGACTGGAGAAGACCCTTGAGCATTTACGATCCATTGCCGTGGCTACTAACGCTGAGTGGGCTGAACTTCTTGGCATCCCTGCTAGTGCTAGTATCAGCTGTGTTAAACCTTCAGGTACGGTATCACAACTGGTTGATTCTGCTAGTGGAATTCATGCTCGTCACAGCCCCTATTACATTCGCACTGTGCGTGGTGACAGCAAAGACCCTCTGACTCAGTTCATGATTGACAAAGGTATTCCCAATGAGCCTTGCGTCATGAAGCCTGACTCTACTGTAGTGTTTAGCTTCCCTGTCAAGTCTCCTGAGCAGGCTGTCACACGTAATGATATGACAGCTGTAGAGCAGCTTGAGTTGTGGCTCACCTATCAGCGACACTGGTGTGAGCATAAGCCAAGTGTAACTATCTCAGTTCGTGACACCGAATGGATGTCTGTAGGTGCATTCGTGTATGAACACTTCGATGAGATGTCAGGTGTATCATTTTTGCCACACTCAGATCATACTTACCAGCAAGCACCCTATCAGGATTGCACTAAGGAAGAGTATGAAGAGATGCTTGCACTTATGCCAGACAGCATCGACTGGGAAGAGCTTAACGATTATGAGAATGAGGACAATACAGTGTCTATGCAGACGATGGCTTGCTCCGGCGACTCATGCGAAATCGTAGACCTAGTATAGGAAACGTGGAGTCACCCTGTGTAAAGATCTGTTTCATTGAGGATGGGTTTTGCATAGGGTGTCTTCGCAGTATGACAGAGATAAGGCAGTGGCCTATCATGTCACAGGAAGCGCAAGAGCATTTGCTGGAGCAGATAGAGAGGAGAAGTAATGTACGTAATACTAGGAGCTACTAGGTGTGAGTTCTGCAATAAGGCAAAGACCTTGCTACAAAAAGAAGGAATAGGTTTTATGTCTTACTCTGTTGATACAGTTAGTAGTAGATGGCTATTGACATTGCTAAAGCAGGCAGGTATGACTACTGTACCTCAAATCTGGGATAACGAAGGCCGCCATGTCGGTGGCTACACACAACTGAAGGAACGTTTAGATGATTGAGTTTGTAATTGGAGTCTTTATGGCGGTAGCTTTGATAGAGATCACTACAGATGTGGCAGGTAAGGCGTATGATTACGCTGAACCTAAAGTAACAGAAGGAGTTGAGTACATTCAGGAAAAGATTAACCCTGAAGAGACAGAATAATGTACGTCCTTGTGCTTATAGCATACATGGCGGGGGAGGTACCATCAGTACGGGCCTCTCCCAACCTGTATAACACCTATGATGCCTGCGTCTACGAAGCAGCCCAAGCAATGACAGCAACGTACCAGTACTTACCTGAGGATCTCAAGGATAAAGTATCTATAGTGCATATGTGTACAGCTGTACCGGAGAACGCTTAATGAACAACATCGAACCCTTAGAGAAGCCTACACGTACACGCCGTAAGACAAACTATAAGGGCGCGGCTAGTAAGCCTACCTCTGGTATCGTACCTAAGACAGGGAACCAAGGAAAGTTAATCTCTGCTATTGCTAACAGCAAGCAAGTACTTATCCTTGGCCCTGCTGGTACTGGTAAGACTTACGTTACAGCAACGTGTGCCGCAGACTTATACACACTAAAAGAGATAGACAAGATTGTTATCACACGTCCTCACGTAGCTGTAGGTAAAGACATAGGGTTCCTGCCAGGTACGCTAGAAGAGAAGGCACAACCGTGGGCTTTGCCTGTGCTTGACGTACTGGTGAAACACTTAGGCCGTGGTACAGTTGATACAGGAGTTAAGAACGGCAACATAGAAGTAGCTACTCTGGCGTTGATGCGTGGACGTAGCTTCGACAATGCGTTTATCATTGTAGATGAGGCGCAGAACATAGACATACCAGAGATCAAGATGCTGTTGACTCGTGTGGGTGAAGGCAGTACTATTGTACTCAATGGTGACATCCAGCAGTCTGACTTAAAGGGTACGTCTGGTCTAGCTAAGATCATTCATCTCGCTAAGAAGTACATGCTTGATGTACCTGTAGTAGAGTTTGGTATTGATGACATTGTGCGTAGTGGTATCTGCGCTGAGTGGGTCAAGGTATTCATGAAGGAAGGTTTGTGATGCAGCTAAGTTTGTTTGAAGAAGAGAAGGTAGAAGTACCTCTCACCAACGTAAGAGAAAAGACGTGTGTTGGTTGTGACAGTTCTTTACCAGAAACAGAGGAGCATTTCTACAAAGGGATTGCATACTACTCCAAGGATGGATCAAAACTACAGCACTATAACAACAAGTGTATACCCTGTCACATAAAAGGTACTCAAGCACAGTATGCGCTAAGGAAAGAACACGGGCATAAAGCTTATGGCACGTGTGACTGCTGTGGTGTAGCTGCCAAAGATCTTAAAGGTGGTAAGCTACACCTAGACCACTGCCATCAAACAGGAGAGTACAGAGGTCATCTATGTGGTAGTTGTAATCGTGGTATGGGTATGCTGGGCGACAACCTTGCAGGCGTACAGCTGGCGTTAGATTACCTAAAGAGAGTAGAAAGTAAAGGATGAAAAAGATAGAGCTAGAGGCACAGGATTTTGTGGAGAGCAAAAAGAATAAGTTCAACACAGGCTTAACAGAAGCAGCGTGTGATCTAGACAACTACATCTTAGATAACTTACATGAGTGCGGGGAGAAGGAACATTCCAAGGAGAGGCTTATAGAAGCTTTGATGTGGGCTAGACGCGCAGCAGACATACACGGAATAAAGTAAGGGGGCCAAGCGGCCCCCTCTCTCTTTGTCTAAAACTCTGCTGCTGCATCGAAGGTATCTTTGAGATACTCTGCGTACTCCATGAATAAGTCTAACTCAGCAAACGAGTAGTCATCTAAGCTACCATCTATGCCAAACTTATCCTTCATGGCTTTAGCGGTCTCACGCTGTACCTCTTTAGGGAACATAGTCTGAGCCTTGTAGACCATACGCATCTTAACATTATCGCCAGAGGTATAACCTTTGTCCATCCGCTCACGTATCTGCTTCTTAGCACTACGCAACACAGACTTCAACATACCTCTACGCTTGTTAAGGTTAGCTTCCTTAAACTCCTCAGTCATCAACAGCCTCTGCGTCTGACGTTCCAGTACAGGTGCAAGCATTGCGTTGAAAGCCTTATCATAGGCAGGTAGCTTTGAGCGTTCATTAGCTGTCCAAGGTTGCATCTCAGACATGGAGTAAGCTTTCTCTGTAGCTGTACGTCCCTGCTTGATAGTCAGACCAAAGATCCTAGCGAAGGGGTTAGCATCATAGATGTCACCCTCTCGTGTAGCTACTGCCAAGTCTTCACCAGTGATAGTGTCTGTCTTGTCAATGAATGCTTCAAGGATATTGTCGAAGTACTTAGTGGATGATTGAGTGAAGATACCCATAGCATCAGCCTGACGTACATCTTTAGCTGTGTCTGTACCTGTAGCAAAGCCTACTACCTTGTTCACCGCATCAAGAGGGCGAGTAAAGCCAGAGGCAAAGTTACCAAACACTTTAGCAAATGCATCCATTGAGGCACCACGAGCACCAGCATCTTGGTTAATCAGAACATCTAGTAGGTTGTTTAGGTCATTACCAAACTGTGCATCCTTTGCAAGCTGACCAACAGCTATCTGTGTA